AAGGTGTTTATGTACCTGATTTTGCATGGGGGCAACGAGGGCCGTTATCAACAGCAGCTACTGGCGGTTCAGGTTCAGAAGTTGTATTTGATGATTTTGTACCAACTGAACACCGTGGTGATATGTTCATTGAGGCGCTACGTGCTAGACAAGTTCTAGGCGGTCTAGGAGCAACTTACCTAAGTGGTTTAACCAACAGAATTAAAATGCCAAAACTAGCAACTGGCGCTAACGCTGCATTTGTAGAAGAATTAGCAGATGTTGGCGATGGTGCTGGAACAGACGGTGGTGTTACATTGCAGCCAAGAACAATGGGTGCATTTGTTGATATGTCACGTTTGTTAATGTTGGAAAGTGTACCAGCTATTGAGCAAATAATCAGAAATGATTTACTTGCTTCAGCAGCCGACAGAACTGAATTTTATGCAATTCAAGGTTCTGGTTCTGGTGGTCAGCCAACAGGTATTTTGAACACATCTGGCGTAAATGATCTAGACATTTCATCAGGTACTGATGTTGATAGCCTTACATGGGCTGACATTATCAACCTAGTGAAGTTGGTTGAAGAAGATAATGGAATAGTCAATGGCAATGCTGCTGGCTTCCTATCACACCCAGCAGTCAAAGCTAAACTAGCTTCAACAGCTAAAGTATCTTCAACTGATAGCGTTATGATCTTAAATGATCCGTGGAATAACCTTTATGGCTATCCAATGGGTTTCACATCAAACGTACCGACAACGCTCGATCCTGGCGATGGTGGTAATGACGCTTCAGCATTGATCTTTGGTGACTTTAGCCAGTTGATGATTGCTCAGTTTGGCGCTCCAAGCATCCTAGTTGATCCATACAGTGGTTCAAAAGCTGGAACTGTGAGAATGGTTCTACACGCTGAATTAGACGTAGGTGTAAGAAACGCTGTAAGCTTTGGTATCACTAATGAGGTATCAGTAGCTTAATATTAATAGGTGGGGCAGCAATGCCCCACTTTTAAGCCAATGAAGGAAACACAATGAGAATTAAAGTTATACAAAAGTGTTTTGCTGGAACGGGTGAAAACCTTATGGCTGGTGAGGAATATGAAGTAATGGACAGAATTGGCCAGAAGTTAATTGACCGTGGTTATGCTGAACCAGCAGATAAGCCAAAGCCACCTAAGAAAAGCAATCGCAGTGTAGGACTGAAAAAGTCTGATGAAGAATTAGAAAAGCCAGAAAGTGATGATTAATGGCTATTTCTTTTGCTGATGATATTACCTTACTGCTTAATGTTGAGGAGTTTGCAAAATCTGTGACTTATCAGCGTAAGTTGGGTTTAGGTGATAGCACAATAAAGGGAATATTTGATAACGAAACTGTTCCTGTTGATGCTGGCGGTATAGCTGCTGTACATCAGGAACAGCCACGATTTACCTGTAGAACCACTGATATACCCAATATAGCAGAAGATGATTTCCTAGTTGTAGATAGTGTAAATTATCGCGTTGTAGCTTATATCCACGATGGAACTGGTGTTAGTGTTATTCAATTGGAAAAGCAGTAGATGGCACACGTAAGACGCCAAATAAGGGATAGGGTAGCAACTCTACTAAGTCAAAACGTATCGTTAGTGAAAAGACGTGTGTTTACTACTAGGGTACACCCATTCAATGAAGAAAACTTACCAGCTATAAGCGTATATACTGGGGCTGAAGCCAGTGAGCGAATGAACGCTGGTGTTACGGACGTTATCAGAGACTTGACGTTAGACATAGATATATATGTTCGTGAAACAAGCAAGTTCGATGATGATGTGGACGCAATAGCCGTCCAAGTCGAGGAGGCAATGGCTGGAGATTTTACGGTCAACGGTCTTGCTAAATTTAGTGTTTTAACATCTACTGAAATACAATTTGACGGTGAAGCTGACCAAATATTAGGTATTGCAAAGCTGACTTATTCAATCAGATATGTTACAGCAATAAATGATGTAGAAACAGCCAAATAAGGAGTAACCGACATGGCAACACATACAGGAAGTGAAGGGACGGTCAAAGTCGGCACGGCTGGTTCTGACACAGAAATAGCAGAAATTCGGTCATTTAGCATCGAAGAAACAGCCGACACACTTGAAACGACTAGCATGGGTGATAGCTCTAGGACTTATGTAGCTTCACTAAAACAGTTTACGGGTTCAATTGATGTGTTTTGGGATGAAACCAATACTGGTGGTCAAACTGCTCTTACTGTTGGAGCGTCTGTAACCCTAAATCTATATCCAGAAGGTGCAACATCTGGAGATACTTATTACGGTGGTACAGCTATTGTTACTGGCCGCACTATTAATTCTACATTTGATGGGCTTGTAGAAATGACCATTTCAGTGCAAGGTAGTGGGGCATTAACTGAAACAACTGTATAAGTAGGACTATGACACTTGCAAAACGTATCGCAGCTAAAAGGGCTGATAAAGAACGCGGTCAAGTAGATATTGAAGAATGGGGCGAGGATGATAAGCCCCTTACCCTATTCTTTAATTATATTACAGCCCGTGATATTGAATTTCTACAGCGTAAAAATAAAGACTTTCTGACAAATCCCACAATGTCAGGAATGGTAGAATTAATTATTAGAAAGTGTGAAGATAAAGACGGTGAAAAGGTTTTCACACTAGAAGATAAACCTGTTTTAATGGGTGAAACTATTGGAACTATTGCCACTGTATTTGGCGCTATATTTGAAAACATTACAGCCGAGGAACAGGAAAAAAACTAAGGAGCGATCCATTTAGATATAGTCTCATTTCACTTGCTGAACATTTGGGTAAGACAATATCAGAAATTGAAGAAATGACATATTCAGAATATAATGAGTGGGTCGCATATTTTAAAATAAAAGAGGAACGGGAAAAGAATGGCCACTGAAAGACTTACGTTTGAAATGAACGCAGTTGGTAACGCTGTTCCTCAAATGCAAAAGGTTCAGCAGCAACTAGGCAACGTCAACCGACAAATGACGCAAACTACCCAAGTGATGCAGCGTCATACACGGGCTACACATCAAGTTGTGCGGTCTAACATGGGTCTTACCCGTGGACTAGGTTTAGCATCATTACAGTTTCAAGATATGGCTGTTCAGGCTTCTATGGGTACGGATGCACTACGTATTATGACCATGCAAGGCCCACAGTTAGCATCTATATTCGGCCCTAAAGGTATGATTATCGGTGGTATCATAGCTGTTGGTGGTGCGATTGCTATGATGGGTAAAAGCGCAAAAAGTATGTCATTCGACTTCAAGCAATTTTTTGCTGATATAAAACCAGCCTTTGAAGGTTTAAAACCGATACTGGATGGATTGAAAGCAGCTTTTAATGTTCTAAAAGAAGCTGTGATAACCGTATTAAATGGTATTATCAACGCTTTTCAGGTGATGGGTGTTATTGTTGGAACTGTGGTTAGTTCTTTAAGTAGGCAAATAGAAATACTCAGAGTTAAGTTTGATATTGCTTTAAAGAAAATACAACAAGTTATGCAAGCATCAAAAGACGCTCTTAATATTCGAGGCGAGCCAGAAATATTTGGAGTTCTTCAGGATGAGTTTGGACGCGATACTCCAGTAACTGTGGTTGAAATGCTAGGCAGAAATATTACAGAACTTCAAGATAGATTGAAACAGCTTAGAAATGAAAGCAAGCAAGAAGGTTCTTTAATTGATAATGTCGTTGGAAACATAAAAGATTTACAGCTAATAGATTTACGCAAGTATTTTAAAACGGTAGATAAAGCTAATAAAGACACTGTAGAAGCCATGCAAAAACGTACACAAGCGTTTGCTGATACTATGAAGTCAACCTTAGAAGAAGGGTTTATGGCTATCTCAACAGGCACTAAATCGGTTAAAGACGCTTTTAGGTCTATGGCTAGAGACATAATAGCTCAGTTGTATAAAGTGTTGGTGGTACAGCGTCTGGTGGGATCATTCAACGCTGAAACGGGAACGGGTACTGGTTTAGTTGGTATGCTAATGAAGTCTATTCCATCATTACCAGCTAACGCTATGGGTGGGCCTGTTACTGGTGGTAGGGCTACAATAGTTGGTGAAAGAGGCCCAGAAATATTAGTACCACATAGATCAGGTCATATAATACCAAATAATAAGCTTGGCGGTCAGGGGCTTGTGATAAATCAATACAATAACTTTCAGGAGGGTGTAAGCCGTTCTGAAATACAGTCTATGCTTCCTAAAATAGTAGAAGCTTCTAAATCAGCAGTATTAGACGCAAGACGTAGAGGGGGCAGCTACGCGGCTGCATTTGGCTAATGGCTATATCTTATCCACTAGATTTACCAACTCACACTGGTATCCAAAGCATATCATTCAGAGCTAGAAATGTGGTTTCTGTATCACGATCACCATTTAGTATGGCTCAACAAGTCGTTGCTCACGCTGGTATGTGCTGGGAAGCAGATTTAACTTTACCACCTATGAATGAAGCTAATGCTGAAAAATGGACGGGTTGGCTTAATGCTTTACGCGGTCAATATGGTACGTTTTTATTAGGGCCACCATTAGCCGACAGTCCACAAGGAACGGCCACATCATTAACTATTACGGGTTCTGCTGGAGATACTAGCGTTACGGCTGATGTAAATAGTGGCAGTGCCACGCTCCTAAGAGGTGACTATTTTTCACTAGGTAGTGGAGCAAGCACTAGGTTATATCAGGTGACACTAGATAAAACTGGCGATGGCACATTAGA